GCATTGCAACAAGGTTCACCTTCTCCAAAAAATAATTTATATTCACCTCTAATTTCTTTATTATTTGATATAGATAAAACTTCGTTTCTTAAAAAATTTAAATTAATATCTTTTAAATTATTTAATTTATTTGTAATTGAAACTTCTTCAAATTGATGAAATAATCTTTTATAAATAAAAATTAATTTTTTTAAATCTGACAAATAACTATATTCAGGACTACATTCAAAATTTACAGAAGTATCTGGTTCTAAATTTATCATTTTATCAAAATCATCCCAAGTTAATACTTTATATTTTATAAAGTATACACCTTCTGCTGCAATATCAATTATTTTTACATGATGAGGTAAAAAATATTTTTCTAAAATTTTCTTTAAACCATATAACTTAATCATGAATTCATCAATAGAATATTCATAATTATCTTCCATTATCGGGTAACCAAATTCGTCCCACTGACCAGTAAATTTATTTATAGAATAAGACAAACCAAGTCTTGAAGTTTTTATAAAATTAGGATTTTCTATTAAATCTCCATATACCCAAGTTTGCCAATCTACTGTATTTCTTATATTTTTTGGTACTTCAATCTCTTTTGGAATATCGACATATTGAAAACGCGCTTTATTATTAGCTAAATCAGAAAGTTTTATATTATAAAAATATTCTTTTATATTTAAATCTTGATAACCTAACCATTTTAATGCATTTCTAAAAGCTTTATAACTGCCTAAATAAGGAAAAATTTCATCACCTACTAAAAGAAGCTCTTTATATTTATTGTTAATAAATATATTATCTTCAAAATCATCATCTATATCACTTTCTTTAAATATATAAAAATCCGCTTTTTCTATTTTTCGTCCAAAATTTTCTAATATTTTTGGAAGTCTTTCATCTTCACCAACAGTTTCACCATATAAATTAATTTCAGCAATTTTATAAGTATTTTCAATATAACTATTTAAATCATCTGGATCTCTATAATTTCTTTTAACAAAAAATAATTCTAAAGTTCTATTAAATGATCCTTCAACATCTGAAGTTATTGCAAAATTTAATTTAATAGGGTCATGATTTATATCGTTTTCAACTAAAATACGTCTTAATTTATAATTTGGTAAATTTTGAATTATTTGTGGAGTAAAACTTCCATCCTCGTTTTCGGTATAATATATTTCAAAAGTTGGATCTTCAAAAGCATCACTTATACCATTATCGAATCCATATTTTTCTATAAAAAAATTTCTATCTAATACACCATTAGTTATATCTAAATCAGAATTTTTATATTTAATTATATTAGGGTAAGTTTTACCTTTATCTTCGCAAATTGCTTTTTCATTTCTATAATAAACTGTTTTATCTAAATTTGATATTTCAAAATTAAAAATATTATCTTCATATTTATTATTTACCCATTTAAAATAAAAAAACGATTGATCTAATTTTGTTTCGAAATTTGATCTTGGTCTAACGAGTTCGGGTATATAACCAAAATTTTTATTTTTTAAATCTAAAACATTTTTTTTATAACTTTCTAAATAATTATAACCATCTTGTGTTAAAGAAACATACCAATTACCTGCTTCCCAAAATCTTTCTATATAATTAGGTCTATATGCAACAAATTCTTCTACTGCATCCGTACCAAGTGTTTGCCAATCAAAAAAATTCAATAATTCTGTTTCATTAACTTTATCTTTATCACTTAAAAAATTCATTATCTTTATTTCTAAAGGTTCAAATTCACTCATTTTTGAATATAAATCAACTGATCTACCTACATTTTTAAGAATCTCTTCAAATATATAAAGAGTTTCAGTTTCAAAAAGATTAGTAGATACCTTTTTAAAATAAAGACTTAATTTAAAAATTCCATCTTCTAATTCTGGAGTAATTTCACTACCTTGTTTATTAAAAAATCTTAAATGTTCTAATGCCATTAATTTTTAATTGAATTTATTGAAATTTTTATCAAAAGTATAATTATAACTTTTTTTAATATTTTTTACATATTCTATCATAAAATAAACTAACCGTTCTATTTGATCTAAAATTGAAGCTCTTTTTTCTTCTAAATACATAGCACTTGATAATGTATTTCTAAAAATTTTACCTTTATAATTGAAACCTAAATTTTTTCTATTATCGTTTCTTGAAAATAAATGATCTTCAAATTTTTTATTCATTTTTATAAACTTTTATTATAACTATAACGTATTTCAGAATCAGAATTTTGTCTTGAACTTTCTTTTGTAAAAATAACATTAACTGCACAACTCTGATTTTTACTTAAACCAGAAAGATATGTAGTACCAACTCTGTCTTTCCAACCACCTCTAAACAATGGTATTGTTCCATTTTGAATAACAATATCACCATTTATATCTATATAATCAGCTGCAAATTGTCTTATTTCTAATTGAGAAAATATAATTCTAAGTTTTGTATCTGTATTTAAATCATTGTATTTTTTAAATTCAGTTGTAATATTATTAATAACAGACGGATTACCATTTTTAAACAATTCGGGTATGTCATCAAGATTTTCATTTGTTGTATTAAGTGTCAATAAAGCAGACATAACTTTTTCAATATCTTCTGAAATAAAAAATAACGAAACAGAATCAAGACCATCAATACCTTCTAAAGATGCTATAATATCTGATTTTGGTAGAATATCATTTCTTTTAAATGATGAAAAATATGAACTTAATCTTTCAATAATTGAATTATAAACATTGTCTTTATTATAACCCTCCCAAGTTTTTACATATAAATATAATACATATTTTTTAAAAATAGGATCAACAAATTTTAAAATAGAATTTATTATTTTTTTACCAGATTGTTCGACTAAATTATAAATTTTAATTTTTTCTAAATCAGTTAATTTAAAATACTCCTCAGGTATTGTAAAATAATTTTCACCTTTTCTATATCTTTTTGAAATATCCGGTATTAATAAACAATATACTATATTGTCTAACCAAGGCCTAACATAATCAAATTTTGTAAAAATATCTATATATGAAAATAATTGAAATTTTTCAAAAAACGAAAAATAATGAGATGTATTTGCTAAAACAAAAGATCTTGATGTATTAGGAGCGATTAATTTTGTTAAAAATAAAGGTTCTGGGTTACTTGCAAAATTAACAGGAGTTGCTAAATAAATATTAAAAATTTCATTTAAATCAATTTCTGTTCCTTGTGAATCATAACCGGAATCTAAAAATTCAAACGATGCACTATCATTATTTACGATATTACCATCTTCACCATTATTAAGTAAATATTCAACTTTTATTTCAGCTCCAGGAGATGGTGCTAATCCAAAATTATTATTACCAAAATATAAATCCAAACCACCATTTATACCAGTTCTAACAATACAAGCTTTTTCATTATAAGTTAAATCTAAAAAAGAATCTTTAATACCCCACTTTTCACCATTTACATAGACAGAAATCATAAATTGATCTACATATAATCCAAGTTTTGTAAAAATATTAAAACTTTGATATAAATTTCCATTTGATGTAAATGTTTGTGATTCAGCGTAACCTTGATAAATTTTAAACATTCTTTTTTCACCAGGTTGAAAAAGATTTAATTTAAGTTCTTCTTCTGAAAAAACGGCGGTATACATTAAACCCGTATCATTATTTTTCAAACGAGATAAATTTTTAATTGTTATTGTAGGTCCTGACATATCAGGAATTATACCATTATGCGAAATCATTAAAGATCCAGAAGCTGAAATTGCACGCGTAGGGTTATGTCCTGCTAAAACTGCTAAACCTCTAATCGAATTTGGTCTAGAAGCTGTTGTCATAAACATTTCAGTAATAGAATCTTCTATATAGTAAAATATTTTTTGAGACAAATTTATTAAAGTTACCATTATTTGTCCCCAAGGACTTGCCGCAGTAAACATATTTCGAGTGTTTTTATAAACACTTTGTATAAAATCTGTTACTTCAGTACTTAATTCATCGAACTTAATTTTTGAAAGTTTAAAATAGTTCATGTTTACACTTCAATATCTAATATTTTTACATCATCAATTTTAATATTTAAAACAAGCATATTATGATAACCTTCACTTTTAATACCTACATCATAATCTATTTTAAATTCAGATGATTCAGGCACAAATTTCGCTAATTGTGTATAAAAATCATCCCTTATTTGTAGTTCATTATATTTTGTTTCAAATAAATAATCATCTAAATTCATTCCTAACTCAGGTTGTCCAAGAACTTCACCTTTACGAGTATAAAGAATCATTTTAATTTTAGTAATTAAATTTTCTAATTTTGAATCTGATTCTAAAACATTTTTTCTATATTTTGGATCAGTAGAATCTCTAAAATAAATTTCATTGTATGACATTTTGCATTTATTTTTTAATGGTACATAAAGAACCAATCTGCAACATTTTCTTCGTCAATTTTTTGTAAAACCCATTCAACTTCTGTTTGACCATCTGATTTTAAATCAGCAAAATTAACTTGAACATTACCAGGTAATGGAAAAGGGTACATACCTAAAATATTTGCCAACGAAATTTTTGATTTACCAATAATAAATCTTAAAAAATAATAATCATCGTATAATTTATCGATAGCAATTTTTGAATAACCTTCAATATAAACATCAAATTTAGGATCTCTTCCCAATATTCTTAATTTGTGCGTATTCCTATTATAATTATAAGCAATTTGTTCTAAGAAAAAAGCTTTCGCTAAATCAAAATATTGATATTGTGCAGTTCTCATAACTAAATCATCACCATGAAAACTTGAAAGAAATATTTCTGATGCTATTAATCTGTCTTCAGCAAAATCACGATCTATATTACCTAATCTACCAACACCATTAATTTCCTTCACATTATAAACTGAAACTATACATTCTGGTAATAATAAAGTTCTTGTTTTTTTAAATTGAGGATTGTTAAAATCCTTTTTTTCTATAACATAATGCTGAGGTTCGGCAGCAGCACTATAATTTTCAAAAAACCATCTTGAAGATTGTAAAATTATTCTTTTTATTTCTTTTTCTTCAAGAACTATTGGTAATGAACCAGAACCTGAAAGTTCATTTTGCACTTCTTGAATAAAAGTAGATTCAGTCATTTAAGTACTTATTTTTTTAATTTTCGACTTTTATACAATTATTTAAAATTGCTAATTGCGATGGTTCACCACTTCTAATTATACATTCATCTAATGTTCCATTTATTAAATTCTCTTTATTGTCAATATAACATTTAACTAATTTATTATTATACTGGATAGGTGATGTTATAACTTTACAATTATTTATTAAATTTCCTTGTTGAATTTGACAGTTTTCGATATGCGAATTATTAATTTCACAATCTATAAACATACAATTATTTAAAAATCCTGATATTTTAGAGTTTAAAATTTCATATTTAGATATATTATGACAATTAGATAATTTAGCATCTTTTATTTGAATTTGACCCATTTCACTATCATAATTTATATGTCCTTCTTTAATATTAGCATTAATTAATAAATCATAAATCCTATCCTTAATATTACCCCAAAATGATTTTATAATTTCTTTATCAAATTTCATATCTATAGTTATAACAATTTCCGGATAATTATAAGCAAGTTTTTCTAAACTAAATGTAGATTCTAATATTTTCTTATGATTTTTTAAAATTTTTGACAACTGAAATAAATTTTCTTCTGTATATTGTGGATATTTCAACGTATTATATAATGTTAATACCCAATTATCTTGTAATTCTAAAATTTTATCAATTTTTTTATTATAATTTTCGCCACCTAAATATCTGAACTCTAAATAATTTTTTTCTTGTTTTAAAAAATTTATACCAAAATATTTTGTGTTAGGAACATGAAAATTTTCTGGATTTATAAACTTAATGTTATCTGTTATTACATAAGGGTTATTTGGTTTAATAGTTTTTACAGATCTAGCATAAGTATTAAATTTTCTATTTGGAAAATATTTATAAATTAAATTTTCATCTATATCTAATGCTAATTTTAATCTATCTAAATTTAAAATTGAAATTTTTTCAAATTGTTGTTTCATAGGTAAAAAACTAATATTTAAATGTAATCCTGTTTTTTCAGTCGTCCATCCATTATCGCTTATCCAATTTAAAATATTTATTAAAGTAATTCTTGCTTCATTATAAAGTAAAGGTCCTGTTACTAATTCCTTCATTTCATTACCACCAGAAAAATCAGGAGTTAAAATCCATTTTTTTCTATCAGGCTTTTCTTTAGGCTTTGCAGGAACATACCAATTATCTAAATCTTTTAACTGATATGGTATAATAACCTTTTTCTTTAATAATTTACCTATTTCCTTTGCAATTTTTTCATTAGATAATTTTGAAAAAAATTCAAATTCAAATCCAATTTGGCTTAATTGTAAAATATCAAGTGAAGTCATTTAAAAAATAATATTTATTTATATATTTAAAAACTTTTAGGCTCTAAAAATAAGAGCCTAAAAGTGAAATGTATAATTCAGATTTAATTTCTATTTTTTTAACTTTAAATATATTTTATTAGTTTTAGTATCAACAAAATTAATAAGTAAATTTAACTTATCGTTAATTTTTGGTTCAAAATTATTTGGATAATCTTTATAATAAAGTAAACCAACAAAAGAATTATTTTCATAATTAAATTTTACAAATGTTCCATAATCTGTAATATTAAAAATTTTACCTTCTAAATAAGATTTTTCAAATTTATTTTTAAAATCTTCTATTGTAATACTTTTATTTTCTTCTTTATTATTTGTTAAAATTATTTTATTATCGTTTGTTATTTGTTTAATGTAAAAAGAAATATCAGAACCAGATTGATAAAATCCTTTATTAAATTTTAATTTTTCTTCTTCTGTCATTTCGCTTAAATGTAATAAACCCGTAAAAAGGTCATCCCATTCAATAAATATAGAAAATTTAGAAATACCAGTAACTTTACCAAAATATAATTTTCCTATTTCTAAATTTTTTAATTTTTCATCAATAACATATAAAATATATTTTTTATTTGAAACAATAAAAGTTTTATCATCTTTTAAATAATCTTCGATCATTACATCAACTGACTTACCAATAAAATTATTAAAATCTATAATTTTATTGGCAGCAGCCAAACTTCCAGGTAAAAATGTTTTAATACCATCTATTATAGCAATAAAACCACCTCTATTTTTTTCTAAAATTTTAGCTTTATAAATTTTATTAGAATCTTTAATTTGATTAAAAAGTTCTGTTTGCTTATTTAATATAAAATTTTTAAATAATGATCCTTTTATAACTTCATTTTCCTCTGTAGCAATCAACTTAAAATTGCCTGTTTTAAACCAAGATCGACCATTTTCTGAATCTAACCATTTTAAAGCTTCTTCTGTAGTAGAAAAAAATAAATTATTAAGTTCAAAAAATTTCTTTTCTTTTTTATATAATAAAGGTATTTCTAATAAATTTTCACATAATACATTAAATTCACCTTTTTGTATGTTTACAGAAATTAACTCTAATATCTGTAATTGTTCTTCGTCGACAATATCCTTTTTAATAAATCCCCATTTTAAATAATCATCCATCGCATCTGGATGATCAAATTTGTATTCGTTATCTTTTAAAAGTTGTAATACTGTTTCATAATTTTTTTCTATCATTTTTTAAACCATTTATTTAAAAACAAAAATTTAAGCTATTTTAACAATTTCACTACAAACATCTTCTTTAGCTGATTGTACTTGCAAAGAACAAGTACTTGGTGCTCCATATTTAGAATCTATTGCACTGGCTAATTTATTTAAAAGTTCAAATAATTTATCACATTTCGTATCTGGATGATTAGCTGAATGTCCAACTTGCACATCCGGACAATCTATATAATGATGTGGAGATTTTTCTATAATATCTGCACCTCCTGGTGTAATATTAAAAAATGCTGATTTTAACCAAACAAAAAGTCCTTTATTTTTTGTAAAAATTATTTTCAAATCTTCATCTTCATCGTAAACTAAAACCTGAGCATTTTCATAACTTTCTTTTATTTCACTTTGCATTTTTTCATTTATATCCTCAATAATAGAATATTCAGGTGACATTAAATCGCCATTTTGAAAATTAATCCTAACAGGCGTATTTAATTTCGGATATGAAAACGATCCAAAACCCTGAGAACCAGCAAAAATTGTGCTTTGTTGAGGAAAACACCAAGGTAAATCATCATCAGGAATACCATCAAATATACCAGGAATCATTATTTTACATCTTCCTAAAAATAATGGATCGTCACTTTTTTTAATAATTCCTATAAATGTTTTGTTTAAATCCATCACGCATCTTTATTTTTCATTATTATATATATTTTTTGGATTTATTCTACTATTTGGTTTATACCCATCTAAATTAACTCTTCCAAGTTTTATTCTTGTTGGAATATAACCACTAAGATCTGGTTTAGTGATCGAATTATTTACAGGTGTTTCACTAAGATCTAATTTTGTAATTGAATTATTTACAGGTGTTTCACTAAGATCTAGTTTAGTGATCGAATTATTTACAGGTGTTTCACTAAGATCTAATTTTGTAATTGAATTATTTACAGGTGTTTCATTAAGATCTAGTTTAGTGATCGAATTATTTACAGGTGTTTCACTAAGATCTAATTTTGTAATTGAATTATTTACAGATGTTTCACTAAGATCTAATTTAGTAATTGATTTATTTATAGATATTTCATTAAGACTCGGTTTAGTGATTGAATTATTTATAGGCGTTTCGCTAAGACTCGGTTTAGTGATTGAATTATTTACAGGTGTTTCGCTAAGACTCGGTTTAGTGATTGAATTATTTACAGGTGTTTCACTAAGATCTAATTTAGTGATTGAATTATTTACAGGTGTTTCGCTAAGACTCGGTTTAGTGATTGAATTATTTATAGGTGTTTCGCTAAGATCTAATTTAGTGATTGAATTATTTACAGGTGTTTCGCTAAGACTCGGTTTAGTGATTGAATTATTTACAGGTGTTTCTATATTTTCTATAGAAGAAATATTCGTTTTAATATAATTATTTTCAGATTCAACTTTTAATGTATTTAATTCATTTTTAGTTTCATCTTTACTTAATTTATAAATATTGTCATTTTTGAATACTTTAACTTTATTTAAATCTAATAATTTTGGAACATCATAGATATTTTTATCAATAATTTTTTCAATATCTTCGTTAATATTAGTTTTACTATCATAAATATTTTTCCAACTGCCTTCAGGATAAAATTTATCATTACGGATTATTGGTGCTACAATTTTATCTATTTTATCATTTAAATTATTGGCATTATTTTGATTTGAAAATATATTTTTTAATTTTTTTGAAAGACCAAAAATATCTTCTAATTCACTTAAACCACCAGTTACACTATCTATTAAATTAGTAATTGACGAAACTGCATTATAAACATCTTTTAAACTACCAATTTTATCTAAATTTTTAATTATATTGGTTCCATTTTCGTAAGCTGATAAACCAATATCTTTAACTTTCATTATTCTATTTACTTTGTTCGTTACATTTGATATTTCACTACCAAGTTTTTTATCAAGTTTACCAACTAACGCTGCAGCATAAGGTCCTTGCGATGCAATATCTTTAGTAACACTGTCTATACTAAAACCACTATCATCTTTTGTATCAATAGGATTATTATTTTTATCAAATTTTCCTTTAGACTTTGAAGATAATTTTGTAGACTCGATTGAACCATCTTTTGGATTAAAATAAGCTGTCCAATTTAAATGTTGATCTTTATATTTATTTAAATTATATTTACCTTTTATATTAGTGTCATCAACACCAATCCAATCTTCGTTATCAGATAAAATCCAATTCCATATACCATATTGATGTCTTTCTAAATAATTACCAACTTTTATTTTAAATCTCATATTTGCAGGTGTGTCAGGTTTTTGGTTAGTCAGTGTAGTTGCCCAAGGAAAATCTTCAAATATAAATTCACAATCTCTTAATTCTATAATGTGAAATGTCATATTGTTATCTATTGCAGATTGTAATATAGACATTTCAGCTGTTAACGATTTATTGTAATCCGTTGATCCTGAAATTGACGCAACTCTTATATTATCATAAGAAGTTACTCCGCCTTGAATGTCATTTTTCTGTTTTTCAATTGCTGTATTTAATACATTTTCAACTGATCCAAGAATTAAATCTAAATTTCTTATTTCTGATATTATTATTTTTGCATTAAATCTTCGTTTATCGTAAGGTAAAATATCTCTTTTCCATGTTTCGTTATATGTAGCTTTTCTATATAAATTTGCTAAATAAGACATTCTCATATCAACTGTTTCTAATGTATCTATAGTTAAAATTTTATCTTTACCTCTCCAAGTATTACCAGGTGGTTGAGGTTTAAAAAGTTCTTCTACGCCCGAAATAGATTGGAAATACCAAGGCATTTCCTTTTCAACATATTTTAATTGAGCAATAAATTCTGTAAGCATTGCAGCTTCATTTTGTTTGCCTACTCGTTCTAAATAATTAATAGCTGATTCTATTTCATTTCCTTGTAATAACAATCCACCTAAAATTTTATCACCAAGAGTAACACCAGATGCATCGCGATAATCTTCGTTTAAAAAAGAAAATTTAAGTGCAAATCCTAAAAATGTAGGCTCATCAACGCCTTGCATATAAGTATAATTTCTACTAAGTTTATCAGGACTTAATAAAAATTTTCTAATATTAATTTGATTTGTCTTTATCATCTTCTTTTTTATTTTTCACATCAGGCATAGACCATTCTCTTCTACGTAAATTTAACGAAACTGTCCAAATACCATCTGTAGCCGCATTAGGACGAGCAAATTTTTCTAAACTATCTTGTTTATATTCTATAGTTAAACCGTATATAACATATCTACCAGTTAAAAATCTATCTACAGTCCATCCTAATTTTTGACTTTTATCATCAACAGCTTTACCTGCAACTTTACCTCTATTGTCGTCATTAGTTACCATAAACTGAACTGGTATATTTTGACATCTATATAAATTAAAATTAAATAAAGGTAAATGTACATCAATTTGCATTTTTGACGCAAATTCTAAATTATATTCATTTTGTAAAGGCGCTTGTTTATAATAAGCATGGCAATTATGCTCAGGATATAAATATTGAACTCCTAAATAAAAAGGCTTTTTATTATCTTTATAATAATCTTCGTTAGATCTTCCTAACATTACAACATTTTCTTTTTCAGATCCTTGTGTAATTAATGGAGATATATCAAAATTCCAAAATTTTTTTTCTTTTTTATCATAAAAAGAAATATTTGGAAAATGACCGAAATCTTCATTAATAAGTCCAGACTTATTAATGATATTAAAACTATTAAAATAATAATTAGAAGTTTTTAATTCTTTTGCATTTGATAATATAATAGGTTGTTTAGAAACTACAAAATTATCAGTAAGTGAATCATCTATATTAAATGCACCTCTCATTATACCATCTTCCATTTCATAATCCGATGGTACTGAAAATAATGGTCCTAGATTTATAAAATTTAAATTATAATAATAATCAATAAATGAAATATAAAACGAATCTAAATTAGAAAATGAATATTCGGTCACATATTCTATCATTTTTAAGTATGTATAATTTGGACTTAACCAAATCTGTTGATCTTTTAAATCACTTACTTTTTCGTTAGAAGCAAATCCTAATTTTAATTTTGTTGCTATATCAAATAATACTTCGAATGAAGTTTTTCCATTCCAAGATTTAATAAACATAGAATTTAAATTTGGAACATATAGTTCACCTGAAATATATAATATTAATCGGTCACCTTCTGAGTCTTGAGAACGGTTAGAACTTACATTTGTAATTACATAATCGTTACGTATAGGTTTATGTTTATCATTTAAAGATCTAATATAAACATTAATTACATCGTTATCTTTAGGAAAAGATGTACTTAAAAAAATACCTTCTTTTAACTGTAATTTAAAACTACATTTAGGTAAAAAACCTGTTTGATAAATAGTAAATTCAAGAATTTCATCTTTAGAAAAAGGACCATAACCATTTATTTTAATTAAAGGATATGCGGATCCAAATTGAGCAATATGTTTACCAGCAGACATTTAGCTATTATAGTTATATTTTGTTAAAGTCAAAGTATCTTTTGTAATAGTAGATTCTGAAATACTATTTATTTTTAATTTACTTACATCACAACTTACTACTTTGCCTATTTTTTTTGAAATTTTAGGCATATCCGTATTTTTTTTCGTTAAATCTGAATCTACTCCATCTTGTGTTCCTGATTGATCGGAATTATTTTTAATATCTTCTGAAACAGCACTTGAATTATCTGCCATAATTATAAATAAATTTTACTATCAACAATTGTTATTTCTGAACTTCCTGATTTAGCCATATTTGGACTTAAATCTTCCTTTGTTAAAACTGCATTTTTATTGATAGATAATAATTGTTTTGCATAATTATCATATTCTAATCTTTTTTGATCAATTTCAGCATTTTTAGTAGAATCTATAGCTGAATTTAAACTATAATCCAAATCAGCTAACCCTGAATTATCGACAATTTGATTTTCCATCCAAAATAAATCAGGAATATAAATTAAATCACCTTGAGCTATTGAAAATGGATTTGAAATACCATTAAATTTTAATATTTTATCCCAATCATCTTGATTACTGTAAGAAACATACGAAATTAAATCAGGACGCATTTCCATATCATCTCCAACATAAAAATAATCAATAATATTATATTGAGTATTATCGTATCTAACAGATGGATTGATTAAATCAACTATTTCAACACCATCTTTTAAATTTGTAATTATAGGTTTAGTTTCTAAAAGTTTAAATTCCATTATTTAAAAAATAATTTTCCAAGTTTTGCTGCATTTTCAGTATTTGTATTATAAAACTTTTTAGCTGTATTAGATACTTTGTTTATTGTATCACTGTTGTTATCGTTTGATTTTGATTTTGATTTTCCTTTAGATTTCCAAGAAGTATCAATTCTTGAATCTTTCGTTGCACTTGAAACATTCCATTTTTCATCCTTTACACCAAATGGAGCATAATGAAGACGACCTTCGCCTCGATTAAACATTGATTCAATATCACCTTTGTCTCTTGGCTTTCCATGTTCTAATGTAATTTCAAACGAAATATCTGTTGGAAAATCATCAATACCAAAATTTTCACTTAATTTTATTTTTGCATTTGTAACTATCAAATTACCTATAGTTAAAAGCGGATTAAATGGATTTCCAACCATTAAATGCCATTCTCCAACAGGATCACCTGTTAAAGTAGCTTTAAAACCTAAAATACCGGGTCTTTTATCTTTTTGTTTAACAGCCATCCAAGTTTTGGCAGCACCAGAAAGTAAAGTATTTAATGCTTCTCTTGGATTTGTCATTAAACCTCTGATTAAATCCATAACTTGACCGCCTACATTTGCAATTTGTTCACCTAAAGAATCTATAAATCCTGTAAAATCTCCAGAATACCATTGTTCAAATCCTTTTTTTCCACCAGGAAATGGATAACTCGGTTTATTAGGAAAATATCTATTTGCTCCACCCCAAAAATCAGCATTGCTATATGTCAAAGCTAACATATTAGCTATAACGTCAATTAATGCAGCTTTAGGATTAACACCACCAATACTTTTTAAACTATAATGAAAATTTACAGTAATAGAATTTTCAAATTCTAAACCTCTTTCTCGAGCTTTAGTTTTAGCAATAACATTAACAGGTCCATAAATTCTATTTGCATACATACCATCTTTATATGGATCAAATTTAGCTCGTTGTTCATCCCAACCTGAAATTTTTGAAAATCCTGCGCCACCAGAAGCAATAGAAGAAATTATACCAAGAGCTTTTCCAAGACCTCCAAATGGTGTATTCTCTGGACCTTGCTCGTTACCTTGAACTTCATTTATCGAAGAACCTATTTCTCTCCAATTATATTTCCAACCAAACCCTGCTATATTTTCTAATTTATTACCTGTGTCTTCACCTAACCAAGTAATTGCCTTTGCAATAGGTGATGTAAAATTTCCAGAACTTGATTGTCCAAATATCATGGCATTATCTGTAACAGGATTAGGAAAACGTCTTAAAGTAACTAAATAATTATTTGGTATTAATCCAAAATAAGTTGCATATAAAAAATCATAATAATTATATAAATATTGTTCTTTACCACTCCAATTATTAGGATCGCATAAATTATCAACTGTAGGTTCTAAAGCAGTTTCTAAAACTTGATCAAAATCGTCTGTTAAAATATATTGTTTATTATAAGAATCTTTTATTGCCCAAGCATCACCATCAGACGGTACGTTTTTATTTATATTGTTAAAAACACTAGCAGCTTCATCTATTTTTGCAATTTTAACTCTATTTTTGTCATCTGCTATACTTTTCTTGACAGCAGTACAACTTCCTTCACCATCGTTGTCATCTCCATAATAATCAAAATCTTTTTTTAAAATATCACCACAATTTTTAAGATTATTCTTTTTTAACCAATAATCAAGTGTATTAGGTTTATAATCAATGTCTTTACCATAATCATCTTTAGTAGGTACTTGAAATTCTGTTACATCAGGATTTATTTGAACTTCTGTTATTTCATAATTATCACTATTTTTAACGACCTTTTGACATTTAGCATCTTTATCTTTTAAATATATAGTTTTTTGTGTTACGTCTAAAACTAAATTATAAATTGCACCTGTATTAGCATCTTGCCATAAATTATCGTTATCTGTTAAATTATATTTTTGTTTTGTTTCAGAATCTGAAATTGTTACTTTTTTATCTCCTTCACCAACACCTTTTTCTTTAACATCATTTTCAGTTGCATCTGAACCAACTTGTATTTTATCGTTATCTTTTCCATTAGCTGTTAAATTCCTTCTAACTACACCACCAGAACGAAAATTAGTTCTACCTTTTTGATCAATTAAATCAATATTTTGTTTTAAAGAAGCAACGTGTCCAAATCTAATTAAAGCATAAGGATTCATTATAGATGGAGATCCAACCCATTCTGGACCTGCAGGCATACTATTACCAACAGATTGTGTATTTGTATAAGCAACACCAAGACGCCAATCCCAAGGTGTATTTATTAAATCACCTTTTGTAGCTGCATTTATAATACGAGATGCATTTAATTTTATTATTGAATCTTCATAACTAACTTGTCCGTCTATTAAATAACCTGAAAAATAAGATTCAGATTGTTTTTCGGAAGATGCTTGTCCTATAGCTGATGTTGTTAAATTGCCAGCTTCGTCATATGTATTAACATAAGTAACTTGATCATTATACTTTAATCCTTGTGGTTTTGTTGTTTCACTGTTACTTGTGTCAGTATCATTAACGGTATTATTAGTTCCTGTATTTACAGAATTAGAATTATTATCCATAAATTATATAAAATTATTGAAAATTAAAATAATTTTAATATATATTTTTAAATAAACTTGTCAAAAAATTTATAAATTGTTTCATCTGCTTTAAGTTCAAAATCTATTAAATTAAACGACGATACATATAAATTTAATTCTTTAAACAACATTCTTATATTATAAATCGATTCTCTATTAATTTGATTCAAAAAATAAATAATAGTTTTGTATCTTTTGCGTTTATAAGCTAAAAGAATTTCATTAATTAAAATATTTTTTAAAATAAATAAATCGTATTTATTAGTTGTATCTAATTTATTTTTTTCTATAATTTCACTTGGATTTATATAGTAAA